AGAATAACTTTTTGGTTAGATGGCCATGGTTGTGCTGGCTGTTTAGGGAGTGAAAAATATGGCAGCTGCCCATTATTACATGAACTAGAGTCAATAAAAGGTTTTAGTGTAAAAGACCATGTTATCTTTGCTGATGATCAAAGAATGTTTGATACAGATATTTGGGAGATGAGTAGAGAAGACTATCTTAGTAAATTAAAATCTATAAATGAAAATTATAAGATTGATTGGCTTGATAGTGTAGGTCATTGTGGAACATTATGCCCAAAAGATGTCATAGTGGCACATCCATGATAGGTATTTACGCACAATTTCATAATCACTTCCCATACAATGAGAACTCTAATTGGTTTCACCCTTGTTATGTTGATGACATTGAGTTAGGTAAAAATTCTATACGAATTGATTGGATTTTTGATGATATCTATAAGTATTATGAGAGAGAAGGCGTATCGAAAAAAGATTTTTTAAAAGCATTTGGCCAACAATCCACAGAATATTGGTTACTAAAGAACACACCAGACCTTGAGTACATCGGTTCAGCAACTTATAGAAGGTTATTAAACTTCAATCTACCTATTACACTTGGTAAAAATAGAATAGAAGGGTCTGAAATCACAGGCGTGCGAGCAAATGTAGAAGAAGCTCACAAGGCAAATACCAACGAGGAGGCAGAAATAGCTAAACACTATTTACAGTTTGTAGATGTTATAACTAATCATTCTTCATATTTACCTGGTTCAGTAGAGGATCAATATCTGCAAACACAACCAAAAGAATACTGGAATTTATTTCAAAAGGCTATTTTAGAGCTGTTTCCGGAATATAAAGAATCATATAAATGGTTGTGGCAAAGCAAAACAAATTTTAACACCGTTTATATTTTTAGAAGGGAATATTTTTTAAAGTATGCTTCAGAGTTGTTCCGCATACTTGAATACATATATGATAACTGTTCAAAAGTGTATCCAATAAAACAAAGGGGTGATAGTTTTTTAGAAGCTTTTCCTTGGAGATATCCAGGTTATATTGGTGAAAGATTTTTACCATTTTTCATAAATGCCAATTCATTGAGAAAAATGGAAGTGCCATTAGTTCATTTTTATTAGGAGAAACAATGAAATTAAGTAACAACTTTTCACTAAAAGAATTGACAAAGAGTCAAACAGCAACAAGAAGAGATATTAATAATGTGCCCGGTGAATTAGAAGAAGCTAATCTACAACAATTATGTGAACAGGTCCTACAAAAAGTGAGAGACCATTTTGGTAAACCAGTTACAGTAACATCTGGTTACAGAAGTCCAGAACTGAATAAAGCAATCGGTGGTTCTACAACATCAGACCATTGTAAAGGTATGGCAGCTGATATAGAAATTGCAGGTGTGCCAAATTACGAACTCGCTGAATGGATAAAAGACAACTGTGAGTTTAGACAATTGATACTTGAGTTTTATACACCAGGCATACCTGATTCTGGTTGGGTTCATGTGTCATATAATTATGAAGAGAATCTAAAGAAAGTAATGACCGCCATGAAAGAAAATGGTAGAACTGTTTATAAGGTTGGCCTCATTGCATAGTGGATGTCAGAAATGATTATGAGATTTGGGAACAAATACCTTGGAAATTCTTATGGGTATATGATAAACTCATACTCTCAAAAAAATTAGGTCATCTGTGTGGGCCAGCAGGTATCACGGTGCCATATGCAGATGAATATGTGGTAAGACCAATCACGAATCTACAAATGATGAGTGTTGGTGCGAAGATACAAAAGTTAGAACCTGGCGATCAAGTTGAACCAGGATATTTTTGGTGTAAAAAGTTTACAGGTGAACACATCACAGTAGATTATTTTTATGGTAAACAAAAAACAACAGCAAAAGGATTCCCCAGGGAAGGCAGACTTGACCGATTTGATAAATGGGAACTCATAGATAGAGAGATACCATTTCCAGAAAAGCTGGATAATTTATGGAACTGGATGCCTTGGATTAATATTGAGATGATTGGTGGTAACGTGATAGAGGTACATTTTCGGTATAATGATGATTTTAGAAATCACAACGGCAAAGTGATTTATCCTGTGTGGAAAGATGAAGATTTGCCCCAACCTGAAGGTTCAATATGGTATAATAGTCCTTGTCAAGATAGATTAGGATTTTGGGTTATAGAATGAAAAAAAGCAAAGAATTTATGGACAACATTACATATAAAATTAGAAATAGAGATGAAATCTCTGAGCAGTTAGTTTATATCAAAGTATTAACAAGTGAAGCGAAAAGAATTAGAAAATTTATTAATAAAGAGGAGAAAGATGGCAAACACGGACTCGGCCACCTCAAGACAACGGCAGGTGTGTTAGAAGAGAGGGTTGAGGTTTTAAAACAAAAGTTGTATAATGTAGATTTAGGAGATTTACTATGAGAAAGAAGTGGCGACCAAACCCTAGACAAGAGTTTGCTAAGCAAGTGGCTACAGAGTATAGATTACCTAGAGCCGAAAGATACGATATTGTCAGTAGAGACTTTGACAATAAAGTTGAAGTAATCGGGTATGTTCAAGACCCAACTAAAGATATGAATGACTTTAGAGGTCGTGAGATGTTGTTCCCGAAGAGATGGGTCACCTTAGGTGTTTTTGCAAATACACTTAAAGTGTCCTCTTAATGTCTAAACATTACACAAATGTTTTATGTCAAGGCAATTACATACTTTATCGTGGCGTCAACAACGGCAAGAAAGTAAAAGGTAAAGTAAGTTATTCGCCCAGTTTATTCTTTAGGTCTAAAGGCAAGAAAACCGATTGGCATGGTATTCACGGTGAACCTTTAGACGCTATGAGATTTGAGTCCATTCGGGCTGCAAAAGATTTCCAAAGAAAATATAAAGACGTAGATAACTTTGATATCTATGGTATGGATCGTTTTGAGTATGCCTTCATTGCTGATGAGTTTAAAGGTCAGATAGAATGGGATATAAAGAACATCAATATATCATTCATTGATATAGAGGTCAGTTCAGAGTATGGTTTTCCCGACCCATACGAGGCACGGGCACCAATCACAGCTATTTGTATTCGTGAGTTAAATGGTAACTCAGTTGTATTTGGTTGTGGTGATTATGATTGTCCAGAAAATGTTAGATACATCAAGTGTGCTGAAGAAAAAGATTTATGCAAACAATTTCTAAGACATTGGCAACAAGATTATCCTGATATCATATCTGGCTGGAATACAAACTTCTTTGATATACCTTATATCATCAATCGTTTTCGTATGTTGTTTGGTGAAGAGTATGCAAAAAAACTTTCACCTTGGAATAATATATGGGAAAGAAAAGTTGTATTGAATGGCCGTGAGTTAATCTCATATCATTTATCAGGTATCAACTCATTAGATTATATTGAACTATACAAATGGTATGCACCAGGTGGTAAGTCTCAAGAATCATATAAGTTAGATGCAATTGCAAACGTAGAACTCGGTGAAAGAAAGTTATCGTATGATGAATATGATAGCCTTCATAATCTATATCAAGAGAACTACCAAAAGTTTATTGATTACAACATCAAAGACGTTGACTTACTTTTGAAACTAGAAGATAAGTTGAAGTTGATTGAAATGGCAATTACTCTGGCTTATGATACAAAGTCCAACTTTGAAGATGTATTTGCACAAACTAGAATGTGGGACTCTCTAATATACAATCATCTACTACCAAAAAATATTATTGTACCACCAAAAAGATTTCAAAAGAAATCATCTGCATTTGAAGGTGCTTATGTAAAAGAACCTCAAGTTGGTATGCACGACTGGGTCGCATCATTTGACTTGAACAGTTTGTATCCACACTTGTTGATAATGTATAATATTAGTCCAGAAACAATTGTAAGTAGTGAAGATTATACAGCAGATATGCAAAAGGTATTACTTGGTGATAAGGTAAATGTTGAATCATTACTTGAACAGAAAATCGATACTCAACACCTAAATAATGTAACCCTTACACCAAATGGCCAGTTTTTTAGAACTGATGTTCAAGGTTTCTTACCAAGAATGATGGAAGAAATGTATGAAGATCGTAAAAAGTTTAAGAAACAAATGATACAGGCACAAAAAGATTATGAAAAGAAACCGAGTAAGGACTTAGAGAACTTAATATCAAAGTTAAACAATCTTCAACTTGCAAAAAAAGTTTCTCTAAACTCCGCTTATGGTGCATTAGGGTCGCAATACTTTAGATTCTATGATCTAAGACAAGCACTTGCAGTTACATTGGCAGGTCAACTTTCTATTCGTTGGATAGAAAACAAACTAAACGGGTACATGAATGGCTTACTTAAAACACAAACTGACTATGTTGTGGCATCAGACACAGATTCGATATACCTCAATCTTGGTGGGCTGGTTAACAGCGTGTATGAAGAGACACCAGAAACTTCAGAAGTTATCAGATTCATGGATAAAGTCTGTGATGGAAAGATTCAACAATTTATTGATAAAAGTTATAAAGAACTTGCTGACTATGTAAACGCATATGACCAGAAGATGGTAATGAAGCGTGAAGTTCTTGCTGACAAAGGCCTATGGACTGCAAAGAAGAGATATGTCTTAAATGTACACGATAGCGAAGGTGTCAGATATTCGACACCTAAACTAAAGATTATGGGTCTTGAGATGATTAAGTCATCAACACCTTATGCGATTCGTGAAAAGATGAAAGAACTTACCAAAGTAATCGTTACAAAAGGTGAAGAAGAAGTACAAGAGTTTATAGCCAAATTCAAAGAAGAGTTTAAGAGTTTACCGCCAGAGGAGATATCTTTTCCTCGTGGTGTAAATGGTCTTAGAACATATATCGACCCAGCTACAATCTATAAGAAAGGCACACCAATTCATGTGAAAGGTGCCTTGATATATAATAATCAAGTAAAAAAACTTAAACTAGATAAAAGATATCCTGTAATTCAAGATGGTGAAAAGTTAAAGTTTACATATCTGAAACAACCAAATCCATTAAAAGATATGGTTGTATCTTTCCCAACTAGAATACCAAAAGAGTTTGAGATACAAGAGTTTATAGATTATGAAACACAATTTCAAAAAGGTTTTATCGAACCAATACGATTTATATTAGATTGTGTTGGTTGGAAAATAGAAAAAGAAAATACATTGGAGGATTTCTTTGGGTGATTCTGTAATAGTGCCTCTTTTTGGAGCACCACTTTATGTAAAAGAAAATATATTTTACGATGAAAGAGTAAATGAATATTTGAGATCTTGTGAATATGAAAGAATGGTTTCCAAGAATGGTGACTATACAAAAAATAAATATATTCTTGAACAACCAGAGATATTAGATTTGAAAAAAGCCATTCAAAGTTCAATAGATGATTTTGTATTCAATCAACTTCATGTTGCTGATGATGTACAATTTTATGTTACCAATTCTTGGGTTGTAAAACATTCACCAGGAGATTGGGCTCAATTTCATATTCACACTAACTGTTTGCTTTCTGGTGTATACTACTTTGATGTAAAAGAGAATCAAGGCGAATTATGTTTTACAAAAGACTTGGGTAATGCAAATACGATATTTCCATTAAATGTAAATTTAGAATTTAAAGAAAATAATCTTTTTAATTCAAAGAAGTGGTATATGAATCCTGAAAATGGGACTATCTATATATTTCCATCTTGGTTGCTTCATAACGTATCAGTTAATGAAACACCAATAGAAAGATATTCTCTTGCTTTCAATGTACATTTGAAGGGTAAAATAGGAGAAAAAGAATATGAATTGGAAATAAAATGACACAGGCTATTCTACCCTTCCTCACAGCAATTGCCTTATCAGGTATTGCAGCTTATTATTCAGTTATAGGTTTAGCACAGATTTTTCCAGGTTCGTTTTGGCCAATAATTATAATGGGCACAGTATTAGAAATTGCTAAGTTGGTCACCGTTTCTTGGTTATACAATAACTGGAAAGAAACAATCTTGGCTATGAAAATATACTTTGTAAGTGCTATAATTCTGGTCATGCTGATTACCTCCATGGGGATATTTGGTTTTCTTTCAAGAGCTCATATTGAATCTAACATTATAGTTGGTGCAAATTCCGTGCAAGTTAAGCAGATTGAGCAA